AAGCCCTGACGGAAAAGATCGACAGCGGGCTTGCGGCAACGGTCATCGACCTTCCGGAGCCTGCGGAGATAAGCGGCGAGGATGTGCCGCCGGTGAAGGACTTCTTAAAGGCTGCTCAGAAGAGCGGAATTGATCTTTGTGCGGAGGATGTGTTCAAAGCAACTTTCCTCTGGCTGAAGGAAAGAGGCTGTGACCGGCTGGTGAATACGCAGCTGATCGAACAGTACGCAATGATGGTATCCAGATGGGTACAGTGCGAGACCTGCATATCGGAATACGGATTCCTGGCAAAGCATCCGACCACGGGAGCGGCAATCACTTCTCCATATGTGACGATGAGCCAGAATTACCTGAAGCAGGTGAATCAATGTTGGTACCAGATTTATCAGATCGTGAAGGAAAACTGCTCCGTGGAGTACGGAGGGGCGAATCCGCATGATGACCTGATGGAAAGGCTGTTATCAGCGCGGAAGAAATAGGAGGGTTTTGATGAAATATGTGAAGAAAAAGCTGTCAGAACTGAAGCCTTATGAGAACAACCCGAGGATAAATGATGAAGCGGTGGACGATGTTGCGGAGAGCATAAAGCAGTGTACCTACATTGCACCGATCATTATTGACGAGGATGGCGTGATCCTGGCAGGGCATACCAGATATAAAGCACTGAAGAAGCTGGGTTATAAGGAATGCGAGGTTGTGATTGCTTCTGATCTGACAGAGGAACAGAAGAAAAAATACCGTTTGTATGATAACAAGACGGCAGAGATGGCTTCCTGGGATCAGAAGAAGCTGAGCGCAGAACTGTGTGATGTGGATTTTCAAGGATATGATTTTGGTCAGCCTGAAACAGCACTTCCGGGTGAAGCCGAAGAGGACGGTCCTAAGATGATGACCTGTCCTTGCTGCGGGGAGGTGTTCGAGGTATGAAGCTGGAAAGACTGAAACTTGCGGAAATTGAGCCGTACAAAAATAATCCGAGAAAAAATGATGATGCGGTGAATGCAGTTGCGGAAAGTATCCGCCAGTGTTCTTATATCACGCCGATCATCGTGGATGAGGATCATGTGATCATAGCAGGCCACACCAGATACAAGGCGCTTGTGGCTCTGGGTATGGATGATGTGGAATGTTTGGTCTGTGATGGCCTGACCGAGGAACAGAAAAAGAAATACAGATTCCTGGATAACAAGACCGGCGAAAAGGCAACATGGGATCTTATGAAATTGGAAGTCGAACTGGAAGGACTTGATCTGGAAGGGTTCGACTTTTTTGGTATGGCGGAAGATTTGCCTGTGGATGGTGACGGCAGCGGAGGTTCCGAGAAGGAACTGACCGGCACCACGGAAATAGATGCGGAGGTGTTTGGGGATGAAGAGTTCAAATACGAATGCCCGAACTGCGGTTTCCGGTTCAACTGAGTTTCCATGGAAGTGGAATCTATCCGATCTGGAAAGCAGACCTAAGCATGGTCATACCGTTTTTTCCTGTTTCTCATGCGGCGGCGGTTCCTCAATGGGATATAAGCTTGCGGGATTTGATGTCGCGGGAAACTGCGAGATCGATCCCGATATGATGAAAGTCTATAAGCAGAATAATCATCCGAAGCACAGCTTTCTTATGGATATCAGGGATTTCCTGAAGCTGCCGAATGAGAAGATACCGGAAGAGTTGTTCCATCTGGATGTGCTGGACGGTTCGCCGCCCTGCTCTGTATTCTCCACGGCGGGAGTCCGGGAAGAAGGCTGGAATACGGAAAAGGTATTCCGGGAAGGTCAGGCAAAGCAGAGGCTGGATGATCTTTTTCTTTACTTCATAGCTATAGCAAAACGCCTTCAGCCGAAGGTAGTGATCGCGGAGAACGTGAAGGGAATCATCATCGGAAATGCCAAGGGCTGGGTCAACCAGATCGTGAAAGGTTTTGACGATGCCGGATATACGGTGCAGATTTTTCTGTTCAATGCTGCAAGGATGGGCGTGCCTCAGAAAAGAGAGCGCGTCTTTTTTATCGCGCATCGGAAGGATCTGGATTATTCAAAGCTTTCCATGAACTTCAATTCAAAAGCGATCCCGTTCAAGGATGTCCGGGAACCGTATGGCAAGGCAATGGATCCGAACAGTATGCAGGCGAAGCTTCTGAAATACAGGATTCCTTCTGACAGGTGCATCGCGGATATCAATGAGAGGGTGAGGAAGGTGAAGAACAACGGCTTTTCCACTCCGATCAACAGGGATGATGAGCCGATACAGACGATCGTTGCCGGCAGTAGCCTTTACCGCATGTGTGATGGATTGCTATTGACGGATAAGGATATTATCAGCTGCCAGACATTTCCGCAGGATTATGACTTTATGGATCAGAGCGTCCAGTATATTTGCGGCATGAGTGTTCCGCCGGTGATGATGGCGAAGATCTCCGAGCAGGTATACAGGCAGTGGCTTAAAGGTGGTGATGCGGATTGAAGATGCGGAAGCTGAAGAAATATAAACCGACAAAGTTCAAGGCGAAGGATTCTGTCTATGACAAAGATGCTGCGGATTTTGCGGTGAACTTCATCCAGTGCCTTTGCCACACAAAAGGAACCTGGGCGGGAAAGCCTTTTGAGTTGATCGACTGGCAGGAACAGATCATCCGGGATGTGTTTGGAACCATGAAGCCGAATGGATACCGGCAGTTCAATACGGCGTATATCGAGATCCCGAAAAAGCAGGGCAAGTCAGAACTGGCTGCGGCGGTGGCGCTTTTGCTCTGCTGTGGAGATGGAGAGGAAAGAGCCGAGGTTTACGGCTGTGCGGCTGACCGGCAGCAGGCTTCCATCGTTTTTGAGGTTGCGGCGGATATGGTCAGGATGTGTCCGGCTCTGAATAAGAGGGTGAAGATCCTGGCTTCCCAGAAGAGGATCATCTTCCAGCCGACCAACAGCTTTTATCAGGTGCTGTCTGCGGAAGCGTACAGTAAGCACGGTTTCAATATCCACGGCGTTGTGTTCGATGAACTGCATACGCAGCCGAACCGGAAGCTATTTGATGTAATGACGAAGGGTTCCGGTGATGCCAGAATGCAGCCGTTATATTTCCTGATCACGACTGCCGGGACGGATACCAACAGCATCTGCTATGAAACGCACCAGAAGGCAAAGGATATTCTGGAGGGTCGCAAGATCGATCCGACGTTTTATCCGGTGATCTATGGCGCGGATGAAGCGGATGACTGGACTGATCCGAAGGTCTGGAAGAAGGCGAATCCCTCTTTGGATATAACGGTGGGTATCGACAAGGTGAAGGCAGCCTGTGAATCGGCAAAGCAGAATCCGGGAGAAGAAAATTCCTTCCGGCAACTGAGGCTGAACCAATGGGTGAAGCAGGCGGTCAGATGGATGCCGATGGAGAAATGGGATGCCTGCGCTTTTCCTGTGGATGTGGACGAACTGGAAGGGCGTGTCTGTTATGGCGGTCTGGACTTATCCAGTACGACCGATCTTACGGCGTTTGCCCTGGTATTTCCGCCGGTGGATGAAGAGGATAAGTACATTGTGCTTCCTTATTTCTGGGTACCGGAGGAAACGCTGGATCTGAGAGTGAAAAGGGATCATGTTCCGTATGATGTCTGGGAGCGGAAAGGCTTTCTGGAAACAACGGAAGGGAATGTGGTTCATTACGCATATATCGAAAAGTTCATTGAACGCCTGGGTGAGAGGTTCTATATCCGGGAGATCGCTTATGACCGGTGGGGAGCAACGCAGTTATCGCAGGATCTGGAAGGAATGGGATTCACGGTAGTTCCGTTTGGTCAGGGTTTTGCTTCTATGTCTCCGCCGACCAAGGAATTGATGAGGCTGGTGCTGGAACAGAAGATTGCTCATGGCGGTCATCCGGTTCTCCGTTGGAACATGGATAACATCTACATCCGGACGGATCCTGCTGGAAACATCAAGGCGGATAAGGCGAAGTCCACGGAGAAGATCGATGGTGCCATTGCGATGATTATGGCTCTGGACAGGGCGATAAGATGTGGAAACGAAAAAGAGGAATCTGTTTATGATACCAGGGGCCTCTTGGTTTTCTGAGGATAGAGAAATGTTGATTTTATCAGTGATCGGTTTCCTTGTGATCAGGGAAGCGTTGAATCAGGCATACGAAGGAGGGAATGGAGATGGGAATACTTAGCGGTTTGTTTCGGAGCAGGGATAAGCCCACGGACAGGACGGCAGGAAGTTCGTATTCGTTCTTCTTAGGCGGGACGGCTTCAGGCAAGTATGTCACCGAGAGGTCTGCGATGCAGATGACAGCGGTGTACTGCTGCGTGAGGATCCTGTCGGAAGCGGTGGCGAGCCTGCCATTACAATTCTATAGATATACCGACGATGGCGGTAAGGAAAAAGCGGTGGATCATCCGCTTTATTTTTTGCTCCACGATGAGCCGAATCCAGAGATGACTTCCTTCATATTCCGGGAGACATTGATGACACACCTGCTTTTGTGGGGAAATGCGTATTCGCAGATCATCCGCAATGGCAAGGGTGAAGTTGTGGCTCTATATCCGCTGATGCCGGATCGGATGAAGGTGGACCGTGATGAGCATGGGAGGCTCTATTACGAATACACCGTTTACGATTCGGATGATGTGGACGGCAGGAAGGGTACGGATAAGGTTGGAAGGACGGTAAGGCTTCAGCCTCATGATGTATTGCATATTCCGGGGCTTGGGTTCGATGGGCTGGTTGGTTACAGTCCGATTGCGATGGCGAAGAATGCTATCGGTCTGGCGATTGCCACGGAAGAATACGGCAGCAAGTTCTTTGCGAACGGCGCGGCTCCGAGTGGTGTTCTCGAACATCCGGGAACCATAAAGGATCCGAGCAAGGTACGGGAAAGCTGGCAGGCGACTTTCGGCGGTTCCGGCAATTCCAATAAGATCGCGGTTCTGGAAGAAGGCATGAAGTACACGCCTATCAGTATCAGTCCGGAGCAGGCTCAGTTCCTGGAGACAAGGAAGTTCCAGATCGATGAGATCGCGAGGATCTTCCGGGTGCCGCCTCATATGATCGGTGATTTGGAGAAGTCCAGCTTCAATAACATTGAGCAGCAGTCACTGGAGTTTGTGAAGTACACGCTGGATCCCTGGGTAAGCCGTTGGGAGCAGGCAATGGTGAGAGCCTTGCTGACTCCGGATGAGAAGAAAAAGTATTTCTTCAAGTTCAACGTGGATGGTTTGCTCCGTGGAGATTATCAGAGCAGGATGAACGGCTATGCGACAGCTAGACAGAACGGCTGGATGTCTGCAAACGATATCCGAGAGCTGGAAAACCTGGACAGGATCCCGGCGGAACAGGGCGGTGATCTGTACCTGATCAATGGAAATATGACGAAGCTGGAGGATGCTGGGATATTTGCGGCAGGAAACAACGGAAAGGAGGAAGGAGATTCCGATGAAGAAGTTTTGGAACTGGAAAAGCAGGAAGATCAGAGACCAGGCTTCAGGCGAAGAGGTCAGTGAAAGAGTGCTTTTCCTGAATGGAACCATAGCAGAAGAGAGCTGGTTTGACGATGATGTCACGCCGGCTCTTTTTAGAGAGGAGCTGAATGCGGGGACAGGGAACATCACGGTCTGGATCAACAGTCCGGGTGGTGATTGCGTGGCGGCGGCTCAGATCTACAACATGCTGATGGACTATAAGGGCGATGTCACGGTGAAGATCGATGGCATTGCGGCATCGGCGGCAAGCGTGATCGCGATGGCAGGGACGAAGGTGCTCATGAGTCCTGTGAGCATGATGATGATCCATAATCCGGCCACTATTGCTTTTGGCGATACGGCGGAGATGCAGAAGGCGATCAACATGCTGGCTGAAGTGAAGGAATCCATCATGAATGCCTATGAGATCAAGACCGGCATGAGCAGGACGAAGATCTCACATCTGATGGATGCGGAGACCTGGATGGACGCGCACAAGGCGGTGGAGCTGGGATTTGCGGATGATGTGCTGCAGAGGGCAGATGCATCGGAAGCAGATGATCTGGAAACACCTGAGGTGTCGATGCTCTATTCCAGGGCGGCGGTGACTAATTCGCTGATGGATAAGATCGCGGCGAAATGTCACATCAAGGCACCGGACAATGGTGCAGCAACTGAACAGACAACGGATAACGGGCGTTCCTGTGATGAGATCAGGGAACGCCTGAACTTTATCAAGAGATTCATTTAAGGAGGAATCGAGCTATGACTATCAAAGATATGATCGAGAAGAGAGCGAAGGTGTGGGAAACCGCGAAGAACTTTGTGGATACCCACGAGAATGAAAACGGCGTTCTGTCTGCGGAGGATAACGCGACTTACAGCCGTATGGAGCAGGAGATCGAGGATCTGACTGCGGCTATCGACCGCCAGCAGAGAGCCGAGGCAAGGGAGGCTGAGTTCAATAAGCCTGTGAATATGCCTCTTACCGGAAGACCTGCGATGCAGAAGCCGGATGAGAAGACCGGGCGTGCTTCCAATGCCTACAAGGAAGATT